CAACGCGGGGCGCGTCGTTACGGAGATCATCCCCGGCAGTTACATGGATCACGCAGGGACCATTGTCGAGCACGATCCGGAATGGGTCATGGTGCTGGGTACGGTAACCCGCAAGGGAAACCAGCCCCTGATCTCGCCGGGGATGGGGAAGGGAGAATGACCATGGCCGAATTCATGTTTGGCTTCAGGTTGGGCCTGATGATCGGCCTGGCGGCCGTCATGATCTGGTATTGCTACCTGGCTGAAAAACCTGGTTGAAAATTATTTTGAGGTAGATTCGCCATGATTGGACGAAAAATGAGAGACCACGACATTTCCAGCCAGCCAACCGGGCTGGGTATGCGGGCCAGGTCCTACGCGGACCGCCTGCACGAGATGATGCTGGAAAAGGGATTACACGAGCATCGCGCCTATGGCGGCCTGGTGCACCGCACCACCCGGTTGCGCGGCCTGCGTCGCGGCCCGCGCCATCTGTCGTACCTGGTGCGCCTGGCCGATCCACTCAAGCGCAAGCAGGCGCTGCAAATGGCGCCCGACTTGGCCTACGCCATCGGCGCGCCGCACGTCATCGGCCGCGTGGATCCCGGTGATCCGGGCGACATCACCTACCAGGTGGAGTTGCCCGCGCGCTTCTGGCAATTTTGCACCCGCGACGATGTGACCGGGCTGGGCATCGGCATCGCCGAGAACGGCCGGCAGATGGAAGTCAGCTTCGACCCGCCCAACCTGCTAATTGCTGGAATGCCCGGCTCGGGCAAGAGCACGCTACTACAGAGCATCATCTACGCCCTATGCCACACCTACGCGCCGGACCAAATGCAAATGGTCATCATCTCGCCCCACAAAAAAGACCACGTGGAGCAGTTCGAGGGCGAGGTGCACCAGGCTTTTGATCACGCAGCCAACACGCCCGAGGAAATCAAGCGGGCTCTGATGTATGCCGGCACGCAGCTTCTCGCTCGCCAGCGACAACAGGATGCCAACCCTCCGCTCTTGGTGGTCGTGATTGACGAGACCGACCAGGTCCTGGAGATGCACCAGGGCTATTTGACTCTCCTGGAGATGATCGCCCGAGGCGGGCGCAAGGACAAGATGCAGCTCGTGCTGGCCACCCAGCGCCCGCGTGTCAGCCGCATGGAGGATGCCATCCGCCTGGCCGGCCAGCGCTACGTCGGCACCGTCTCCAACAAAGCCGACGCCGTGGTGGCCACCGGCCGGGGCGAGACCAGCGCCGAGATGCTGGCCTACCGGGGTGATTTCATCCACCTGGCGGCCGGCAATCCGATGATCGACCGCTTCCAGGTCGCACAGCCCACGCGCCGCGACGTGGCCAGCCTGGAGCGCAAAGATTCGTTTGCCGATTTTGAGCTGACCGACGCCGATATGGAGACGCTCTTCGGCCTGGCCACGCCGGCTAAAGTTGGCCGGCCTGAGACCCAGCTCGACATGTGCACCATGGCCTGGTACATCGCCGAGGGCGTCGCTGGCGACGGATTCGACGCGATCAGCCGCAGCGTGGCGCAGGCGCGCGGCTACTCGCGGGCCGTGCACGAGCTGCACAAGAGCAAGGCTATCGCGTTGCTGTCTGAGTTGCGCCGGCTGTTGGAGAGCCAGGGCGGCCAGACAATTCTAGATCTCAGTGAGGTGGATCTATGAAGTGGGTTCTGTCAATCGCCATGATCCTCGGGTTTTTCACGTTCGTCGGTGTAGCCGCCAGCCGGGGCAACACCGTGGCCATCGTGTTCTCCGTGTTCCTGGGTATTCTGATCCTCCTGATCGTGTCTCATTTCTCTCACGTCTACGCGATGCGCACGCTGGTGAGCGGGCTGAAGGAGATGCTGGCCACCAACAAAGCCGAAAACACGTCAGAGATCAATCGATGGCGCGCCGAAACTGAACGCTATCGCGCAATGGGGGCAGCCCAGCGCCTCGGCCTGCCTGGCGTAGGGCAGTACCCAATGCTACCCGGCGCTGGCCAGGAACAAATACAGGCGCCCGGCGCCCGGTTCTACGATTCGGAGACCATGTTTGAGAGACTAGACGAAGAGGATAGGAGGCACAGACGTGGGGATAATGGATACTCTGGACGATCTCTACCTGGCACTTTTTCGACTAATGATGACCCTGGCGGGGAAGAGGAAATGGACCTGTGAGCTATACCTGCCCTGGTGCTGGATCTCGCGTACCACGCTCCTGGTACTGACGTTCGGCTGGTTGCAGCTCCGCCTGGCCATCCACCCGGATGATGACACCACCCTCCAGGTCCTGGCCAGCGTGGTGGTCACCCGCCGTATGCCGCTTTCCGTTCGCAGCCTGGCGCGCGGTTGCGCGCGCTTTATGGCGTGGCTCGCCTACATGGATCTAAACCAGCCGGCCGGCAGGCGGCCAGCCCGCCCCGGCTGCGCTCCCTGCGGTCGGCGGGCCGAGGTGGCCGCGTTAGCCTAATAAAGTTGAATGGTGACAGCGATCGCGCGCCGGCGAGCAGGTTTAGGCACCAATCACACAGGAGGAGTTGGCCAATTGACATCAAAAAAAACATACTGCGCTTGGCGTAGAAGAGATAGCCGCCGCCGCGCGGCCTGGCTGGCCAGGCCGCGCGGCGAATGTGTGCTACAATGAGAGATGATGTCTTCAGTTTTGTTGCACGGCAGTTGTTGAGGGAATTATGTATTACATATCTAGTTTGTCGGGTGGCATTTCTAGCGCGGTAGCAACCAACCGAGCCATTCAGCGGTACGGGCGTGATAAAGTGTGGCTCTGGTTTGCCGATACATCCTGGGAGGATGAGGACTTGCACCGCTTCCTGGCTGATTGTATGGCCCGGTGGGGCGGCAAGTTGCAACGGTCGAGTGACGGTCGCACGCCCCTCCAGGTGGCTGAGGATAAGCGCATCATACCTAATCAGAAAATGGCGCCGTGTTCGTTTGTCCTGAAAGTGGATCGTTTTACCGAATGGCTGTGGCGTGTGCCCAGACCTGTTACCGTGCTGCTGGGCCTGGATTGGTCGGAGATTCACCGGATACACGCACCAAAGCGCAACTATGAGCGGATACCCGGCGTCTACGTGGATTTCCCGCTGCTGTGGAAGCCGTACAGCTACGATTATTTTGCAGAGGTGCGGAGCTGGGGAATTGAAATTCCCCGCCTCTATCAGATGGGATTCCCTCACAACAATTGTGGTGGTCGCTGCGTTCGTCAAGGCATTGCAGAATGGCAGAGGCTACGTGTCCATTTTCCTGAGCGATTCGCGGAGGTGCGCGATTGGGAACTAGAGCAACACGCCAAGGGCGGCAAACGGGCAGAGTACGCCATAGCGCGTGACCAATCGAATGGCACAGTCACGCCGCTCACGCTGGCAGAGATTGAGCAGCGGGACAAGCCACGGCCAGGTGAGCCAGTTCAAGAAGATTTATTCGCGTGTTTTTGTAGTTATTAGTGCCGTTTTGAAAAGAAACGGCAGTGACAGGAGCCAGAGAATGGACGACTTTGTGGAGTGCCCAATGTGCGGCGGGAAAAACCTTCAGGATCATTATCGAGAAGCAACTCCGCCGGATTACGATGACGAGGGGACAGATTATTTTTGTCCTGATTGCGGACTAACCTGGAGTGACCGTCTCAATTCCAACGAGGTCGAAGTCTATAGGGCTAGCTCGGCAGAGCAGCAGACTGACCGAATATAGAGCAAGGCGGCAGAAAGGGGGATGAATGGCCAAACCGTGTTTGTGGAGCCTGGATGAAGCCTTGACTGAAGATCAGGTGCGGAATCTCTATCACACCCGTTTTGGCCGAGAGCCTGATTTTTGCGAACGTGATGCGCTAGAGAATCGCTGGCTGCTGGGATGGTTCACGTGGCGAGAATCGCGCGAAACACAAAAATGGACGGCAAAATTGGAAGCGGCAATGAGGCAGCCGAGGCTGTTGTAGACGGCCGCAAATAAAGAAAAGCGGCCCTGATGGTGACAGCCGGCCGCGATCGATCGCCAGATCCTGGCACCAGTCACCAAAGGAGATAGTATGACAAAAATCAGAAAGCTTGTCAAAACCTGTGAGCGCAACCCCTCCCAGTGGGAAGGCGAATTTGACGACGGCTCTCCCGTCTACATTCGTTACCGTTGGGGGTATTTGACCGTCTATCACGAACCCGGCGACGATGAAGAGTTATTCAGTCAACGAGTTACAGAGGATAGACGATCCGGCGAGATGTCCACGGAGGACATGCTTAGGATCACTGGCTATGAAGTGGAGGAATGAGTCATCTAGAGGTAGGTTGATGGGGAGAATATCCGACGCGGTGCGACTGGGCGCTCAGGCTCGTGTGGCCGAGGATGCGCTCATAGCGGAACAGAAATTCGAGCACGAACTACAATTGTGGAGCAAACTATTGGACCAGCCGCGTGACGAAATCCTGGCCAGATATCAGGCGTTCCCCGCCGGCTGGGTTGACTTCAGGCTGGTATTGTTGGAAGAGGCCGTTGCGGGTAAGTAACGAACGCCCGGCGCAGCGTCTACGTGCCGATGGCGTCTCCGCTGCCCCAGTCAGTCAAACCGGCCACTTGATACTGCAGCATCTTGATTTGCAATAGCGCCAGCCACATAAACTCCCAAAGGTACTTGATCCGCGTGGCATCATTTGCCAGGTCTGTGTACTCGTTATAGAAAAAGCCGGCCACGCTCCCCACGTCCCCATATACCTCACCCGGTCCAGACCAAACAGATACCCACGTGTCGCCGTACACGGTCCCCGGATTGGTAATTCCATTGTTGACTGTGACGAGGACCGCCGCCATATGGTTGATGTCTGCGTCTGCTGCCCTCCAATCGGCCAGGTTGACGCCGCCGTAGGGTACTGTCTGCCTGGGGTTGGCTGCCGTGTAGGTCTCCAGCGCCGCCAGGGTAGCCGGGATATTGCCGGGAAAGCACACCACGCCGCTGGATGTCACAGGCTGCATTGCCAGGTCGTAGACGCCCATGTAATTGTTGGCACCATCCCCAACCGGCACCAGGCACAGCACGCGCGTGCCGGCCTTCTCAGCGTAGGTGGTCATGCTCATGCTATCATCCAACTCACGTTGATGTGCATCTCGTCGGTGTTTGCCAGCGCAAAGTTGGGATTGATCCCCAGGTAGGCACTCGTGGGCTGCCACCAGTAACCAACGCTGGTAGCTCCTTGCAGGACGGCAAGGCCATAGTAATACTGGACGCCAGTGTCCTTAATAGTGCCTATGCCAACCGCTGAGCCTGCCCCCAGGCCGCTCGGATTGATTGCCGAAGGCCAGCCGCTCACGACGATGGCATTAGCGCCGGTGCCTGATCCAGTTATAGCCACTTTGCACAGCAAGGTGGCCTTTTTGCGCACCACCTGGTACTTGGCATAGGTAACAGTTAATGTTACGTTGCCCGATTGGGTAACGACCGGCGTCCAGTCGGTCCAATCGGTGACGGGATTCGTGCCTAGCTCGGTCTCAATCGCCACAACGGCGTCTTGCAGGTTGTTCACATCCTCCGCCATCACATCGTCAACGCCGTCTGTTTTTGTGCTGTAGCTGTCAAGGGTGGTTGGATAAGTTGAGGGCATACCACTCTCCTACGTTATCGTCAGGCTTGGCTCCAACCTGAGCGTAGTGCGCAACGCCTGCCCATTCGGCCTGAGCCAGCGATGCTCTATCTTGCCGATCCTAAAATCGGTAGTAGCCAATCCGATAGCGGGCAACGTCAACTGCCAGCCGTCGTACAGATCGAAAACGAAGTGCCCCGAGCCGCCCAAGGTGCCGAGAGTCTCGAACGAGACAATTGCCGACTTCTTCGGGTCTTTCAGGTTGGCAAGTAGGGTATTGGCCCAACTCTGCCCCTCTACCGTGTAATCTATCCAGGGCGTGTCGATGGTCAGCGTCCTTTGCCCGTAGGTAGATTGGCTGGTAGCGTCGGATGCCTTTTTAACTGTATCATACGGTGCATAGATGGCGTCCCCCACGGCCCTCAGTAGAGTGATGTATCCGGCGCTTCCACTGTTGTTGGTAATGGTGATGGTTGCGCCGTCGCCGATTTGAGTGTCGTAGGTCAACGGGCAGGTTGCCGTAAGGTTTGCGCCAGATCCGTCCGCCGCTGCATTGACAGTATGGTTGAAGGTCATGCTCGAACCACAGACCGGAGAATAGGAGCTGTATCTAAATCGGGCGTCGAAGACCAGCGCCGCCCCGTTGGCTATGGCCGGCACGTCGTTGAGTTGCCACAGGGTGGTGTTCACCGGGTCGTTGATCTTGGGGTAGACGTTCACCCGGATGTCGTTGTAGACGTTCTCCCAGGGTTGGGAGATGACTAAATCAGTGCCAATCGCACTTTCGCCCAGGTTCCAGAATGTGCCGCCGTGCGTTCTCTTGTACAGCATGAACTGGCCACGCCGGTCGTGGAAGGAAACACCGCCCCGCTCGGCCAGCGTCAACTCTTGAATGAGATCGTAAGCATTTCGCTGGTAGCCCCAGGTGTAAGGCAGCACTACGTCGCTGTCCTCCATCGCCTCAAAGAACGGTGTCGGGGTCCAGCCAGCCAGTGTCAAAACCGCTCGGATATTGCTGTCAACGTCGGTAGCGGTATGCAGGCCATAGTTGATGGTCTTCTTCTGTAGCCAGGCCAGGCCGTCCCGAATCAGGATGCGGACGAAACGGTCATTCCTTTGGTTGAAGGGCTGTATGTCGTGGATGGTGCCGTGGATCACGCCGTACTGCGTGCCGGTGGTCAGGTATCTGGCCTCGATCTTGCAGAATTTGCCGGGCATGCAGTTGGGATAGATGGGGCTTGACGTATTCCAGGGGTCATACCTGCCGTCGTTGTTATCCAGCACTACCTGCGCCTCCCCTGGCGGGAACGGCGCAAAGTTCACGCCGTTGGGGTTTATCATACTATCTCTGCCGCGCACCACGTACAGGTCAACCATGCGTTCGTGCGCCTCGTTGAAATAGTCATGAACCCCATCCCCATCCCAATCCACAACAAACGTCCACAGGTAGAGGTTATTAGGCGAGGATGCACCGTACTTCTCAGCGCCGTATTTGAATGTCGCATATCTAGCCACGGCGCAAGGTTTCCTTGGCGTTCTGTAGTGCCAGAGCTATGAATAGAGCCTGAGTGCCCGCTGCCCTCCCAGGGGTCGCCGGCCTCACAAGGAACATGAGAACCAGCCAGGTCAAGGCAACAATTCCCATGGTGAGTAAGTGCCAGTTGAACCTATCCACGCTTTGCCTCGTTGATGAGCCGGGTGATCATAGGTTTGACCTCCTGCTCGAAGCGGTAGCTATCGATGGGACTAAACGTAGTCTGGTAAGTGAAGTTGATGACCACACCGCCACCTGAAGCGCCGCCCCTCCCTCCGGTCGCAGCCAGAGCGCCCGCCCCGCGCGGGACTAGGCCGGCGCTTAGCCCGACATTGGCCTCCTTCGTGGCCGCGACAATGCCCCTGAGCCCCATCTCAAACGGGGTCGGCGATCCCGGCATCAACACGTCGGGGATGGCGTCGGCCGCTGCCCGCACAGCATCCTTGAAATCGTTCCACGCGCCCACCGCGTCGTCAACCACGCGGATGACCCACTCCACGCCGCGCGCTAGGCCCTCGATGGTACGCGCAACGCCTTCAATAATGGGGATGGCCACGTCGAGCGTCACGTCCAGCGCCTTGAAAATTACATCCAAACCGCTCACGTCGCCGGACGCTATGCCCAACCGCTCAGAGATCCGCGAGAAAGACGCTTGCAGCCGTTCCAAGACCGGCCCGACACGCTCTTGTAGTTCGGTGAAAAACTCGCGGAAACGGGGTACGATCTCGTCACGTATCCAGTGCACCAGGTCGGAGATAGCCGGTACTACCACGTCGCCGATGAAAGCGGAGAGGCCGCCCAACACGGCTTGAAACTCCGGGCTATTCAGGCCGCTAAGCAGCATATCCCCGACCTCTTGTAGCGCCGGCAGGAACTGGGCCATAATGTTCTCGCCGGTGTCGTTCAGTTTGTTTTTCAGCCGGTCGAGCTGGCCGGCGAACGTCTGACCGGCGGCGATGGCCGAGCCGCCGAACTCGGTAGCCAGCTCGCCCAGGATGACCTTCTGCGCGCTGGCCACGTCGCCCACAGCCATGAACGACTTGACCAGCGCCTCCTGTTCGTCGGTGAGCTGCACGCCCACCCGGCGCAAAGCGCCCACGCCCTGGATAGGATCGTTTAAGGCTTTTCCCACGATCTGGCTGGCAGAGGAGAGGTCTAATTTGAGCGAGGTGGCCATGTCGAGCACGGCCCCGGTGGCCTCGGGAAAGACGTCTTTCCCGATTTGGGTGAAGGTCAAGAGGATGTTGTCGGCGCTCACCACGGCATCATCCTCGAAGCGCGTCAAGTCCTGGTACTTGCCGGCCAGCTTGTTGACCATATCGGCGGTGACGCCCGCCTTGCCGCCGGTGCTCTCGATCACGTTGTTGAGCTGCGCCTGGATGTCCTGCGCTTCCATCGCCTGGCCGGTGAATTTGACGGCCGCCGCGCCCAGTCCGATGATGGCCGCGCCGGCTACCGCGATGCCGGCCGTGGCCGCGCCGGCGGCCAGTGTGCCCAGGCCGCCCAGGGATTGGGTGATACCCCGGATGCCGGTTGCGCTTTCGCCGGTTTGGTTGACGCGAATTTCGAGGGTTCTTGTCGAGGTTGCCATGCTAGTTCAGCTTCTCAGGCTGATGGAACTTATGATAATAGTATTCCTGCATGCGCTCGATCCATTCGAGTGGTTCATCGTCGATCACGGACGGCATGACGTTCATTTGCTCTGCGAGCTGAATGACATTCACCCAGGCGGGCAAATCGGGCAGCCGCTCTTTGCCGCTCCTCACTCCGTCGAAGTAGAGGAGGATGGCGCGGCGCTCGCTTTTGGGACGATGGCGCTCGACGTACCCAGCTTCTCGCCGAAGCCACCGATCAGCTCCTGCAACTGCTCCACCGATAGCTCGTCCAGTGACGCGGCGGCCACCGGCAGCGCTTCGCTCGTCTCGGCGTCTACGAAATCCCAGGCGTGAATGAGCGAGATGGCGTATTCCAGGTAAGCGGTCGCCGCCTCACTTGTAAGAGTTCTTTGCCCTGCCCCGTCCTGCCTGCCCGCGTTTTGGAGTTCAATCGCGCGCCTATAATGCTTGAATTTGATGACCCGCCATTCGATCATTACAGCGCCGCCACGTCACACTCGACGATCACCGCCCCGGTGTTGTCTGAGGCATCCTTTTCGCCTTGCAGCGTCACCTTGATCGTGTTGTTTCCATCACGATCATCGAGCGCGCTGATTTCTTCCACCATATACATGCCATTGATCAGGGCAGAGATGCTGGCGCTCACGTAAGCCTTGACCTGCACGGCGAACTGAGTCGTGGCCAGCATGGCGTCGGCGAAAGCGTGCGCCTCGGGCGCGCCCATCTCCAGGATCAACTCCAGCACGGTCTTCCACTTGCCGTTGCCGCGCCCGTTGGGGTAGAGCGAGCCCGCGAACTGCTTGGAGTGCTGTAGCTCCTCGACTTTGTAGGTGAACGAGATCAACTCCTCGACGGTCGTCACGCCGATGCCGGCGTAGGTAGCATCCACGAGTAACGTGGTCTCCGCCATACGGATGGGCGTAACCGTATCGTCCAGGGCGGGTGAGGCACTGACTGCCGCCGGGATGGTCACCTCCCCGCCGTCCAGCTCAGCCGTGAAAAGCCAGCTTTTGCCCTCTATGCCGGCGATGGTCAGCGCCTTGGCGAACACATCCTCCGCCCGGATCACCTGGTCATCGCCGTCGGTGTATTCCACGGTCCACAAACTGAATGCGTTGAGGCTGGCCGCCGCGTCGGGCAGGTCAAATGTCCACGTGTACGGCGGCCCGGCTGAGGGCGTCACGGTGCCCAGCGCCATGGCCAGGGGGATCAAACACTGCTCATAGGTGCCGTCCATGATGAGAGAGCCGTCCGGCGCAACCTGCCCGATGTAGTGGCGGGCCGGGGCGAATGACCCGATGTCCTCATCCGGGTGAATTTTGGCGACTTTGGGCCGGAGCGAGCACATAGCGCGCAGGGCGGTGTCCACGTTCACGCCGGTGCCGGCCTGGGATTGCAAGCCGGCGAGTACCTGTCTTTCAGCTCGTGATGTCATGCCGTTGCTCCTTAACCAGAAACTTTCACGGTCAGCGGGTGCCGCTCGCCGCGATATGGGACGCCCGATACCTCTGCAAAGTAGGCGTCACTCACTTCATTCAATTCGAGATAGTCCCAGGTCGCATCGCCCTGGTTGTCACGCACGAAGTCGCGTATCTCCTCGTGCAGCGCATCGAGCACGTCTTCGGTGTTTTCGCCACTGGCGCGCTTGACCATCACATCCAGCACGAACGTGTAGAAGTTGTTGGCCAGGTGCTGGCTAAACTGCTCGTGGCGCGTGCTCGAAGAGTAGACCATCAGCACCTTGGTAAAGCCTTGCAAATCCAGCGGCGCGTAGGCGTGCACGGCGTTGAAGACCGCGCGGGTGGTAAAGAGACTGGCGAGCTGCTCACGGACGGCCTGGCGGGTGGATGCCATATCGCTCCTCACGCTCTTCGGGCGTCATCTCGCCAAACTCCTCTTCCCATTCTCTGGTTATCTGCCAGATGACCTCTTGCGCCTCGCGCTTCTTGCCAGCCGCGACAATTTTTTTGATTTGCGCTTCCTGCTCAGGCGTGAAGTGAATACCGGGTAGACTAGACGGGTTTTTCATCAGAACGGCCTCACAATCCTATCCGCCAGCTTCTCTACTATGGACTTCCTGCTGCTTTCGTTGTTCGGCAGCCCCGGCGGTGCTATAAGTCAACGTGCCGTTCACGCCTGCCCGCGCTTTCAATTCGTCGAGCAATTCCTCAGTTGAGGCGTTGCCGAGCCAGGGTTTTGACCAAACGTCGTCAAGGATCTCTGCGAATGCCTCTGCCAATTCTGGAATCATCTCAAGATGTTCTGTGGTTGGCTTGCACCATGCTTGCGCTGCCCGCTCTAATGCCAATTGTGATGCCATGCAGTTCCTCCTTAAAACGGATCCACAATCCTATCTGCCAGCTTCTCCACGTCGAAAGCATCAATCGCGCGCTGCGCGAAATCATGCCCGGTCCGGCCGCCGGCCAGCTTGTCGCCCCGGTCGGCCTCATACCCGGCGTAGGGGGCCGACGCGCCGGCGAAGCCGTGTTTGTGGTAGATGGTAGACGATAGGTAGCCGTTCAGGATGTGCACGAATTTGAGCATGTCCTCTTCGAGCATGATGGGTACGATGTCCGGGATGTCTTCGATCAGGTTGGCTACATCCCCCAGCGCCTCCATGCATTCGTCCAGGCCGATGACGATCACGCGATTTGCCACTTACGATCCCAACTGTTGCTCAAGAATGAGATGATAGTAGGCATCCATGCTCCCCTGTGCCGCGTAGGGATGCACCGCCTTAACGGCGTAGGTCGTAGAGCCGGACACGAGATAGTCGCCGGGCTCGAACGCCGTGTATTTGGTGAACGCCTGGCGCATCATAAAGACCTTCTCGAATGGGTAGGCCACGGCGGCCGTCTGGCTCAGCGCGTCGATGGGTGTGCAGGCGATGCCGGTGGCCACCGTGGCGAGCGTGGCCCCGGTCGGGTTGTTCTTGTGAGTGCACGTCGCCGTCATGAAGCTAGTTAAACTCATAGTCTTCGGCCTTGTGACTCAGCTTGCGCATGACGATGCGCCCCCCGCCGCCGCCCTTGCCGCCCACCCCGCCGCGCAGGGCCGCGATGGCCGCCGCGATCTGTGATAGGCGCTCACTGCGTGGCCCGACCGTAGTATCCACGGCCACCGCGTAGTCACGCTGGAGGCGTTCCAGCATCTCCAGCTCCACGGCGTCCAGCGCCGTGTCGAGCATGGCGGCGTCCAGCCAGCGCACGTCGGGCAGGTCGGTCTCCGGGTCGATGGCGCCCACGCTGCGCAGGCCGGCGTCCACCGCGTAGGTATAGTCGCCCTCGGTCAGCGCGCCGGCCGGCGTGGTCGATAGGCTGCGTTCCGTAGCCAGGCGGGCCAGCTTGGCATGCACGCGCGCGGCGACTTGTGCCCGCGAGAGAGGCACCCACCAGAGCCACACGTCGTCGATGCGCACGTCGCCGGCGGCGCTGGCGTTCGTGATGCGCAGGGTGTAGGTTGTGCCCGGCGCCAGGCCGATGCTGTAGGTAGTCTCCGTCCAGGTGTCGGCCGTCCCGGTCAGGGCCTGCGTCAACACTGTGTTGCCGTTGCCGTCTACGATGCGCGCCGTGGCCTGGCTGCCACTCAGGGAACTGCCGATGGCCTTGACCGCGATGTGCAGGCTGTACAGCCGGGCATGGGCCACGCTGAACGTCTGCTCCACGTAGTCTCCACCGGTGGAGAGCACGGCCACGCCGTAATGGTCGTCTCCGTCGCCGGCGCTGTAGGCGGCTCCGCTGGCCACCCAGTTAGCCAGGTCCTGGAGGAAGCGGCCGTTGGAAAGCGCGTTGCGCACGTCGGCCATCGCCGGCTATTCCTCTGTCTCTGGCACTTCGGGCGGCTCGGGCGGGACGGGTGACCACGGCTCGGCGATGGGCCGCCCGGCGCGTTGGATCTTCGCGCTCTTGAATTTCTCGATCTCCTCGTCCGTCGCCAGCCGGTAGCCGATTTGCTGTAGCCGTGTGGTTGCATGCTCGCGGGTCACCGAGTGCACGGCGCCGGCCGGGTTGACGATGTAGTACGCGCCTTTGACGCCTTGGTGCTTGGATTTGGGTTGGGTCGTTTTCTTTTCTGCCATGTGTCCTCATCTCCTTACACCCGGGCCCACGCGGGCCCGGGTGCTGGATTTACCTACCCACGGCCACCAGTGTGATAGTGATGGTGTTGGTGTTGGTCAGGTTTTGGTTGATGCGCATGTAGCGCCCAAACGCGGGGATGCGCGCCACCAAGCCGTTGCCGTCGGCCGCGCTGGCGCTGACCAGGACCGCGCCGTCCGTCCAGTTGGAATTGTCGATCGAGTATTGCACGGTCAGTGTAGACGTGTTGACTGTGCCGTGATCGATCACGTACTGGACGTCGAGCGAGTTGAAGCCCCGGATGTCACGCGCCGACGTGTTGGTATCGGCCGCGATGGCCGTCGCCGGCTGGAAGCTGAAATACGTCGCCGGCCCATTCTCTACCAGATTGGCCACCGGCGTGGGCGCCAGCGCGGCGTTTGCCGGCAACGCGGCCGGCGCGAAGAGCGCCGGCAGGGTCAGCAGGGCCACCGTCACGACGGCGCAGATGGCCAGGATGATCGCGGAATTGTGTCGCTTGATCATGAGACTCTCCTTACGTTTTTAGTGGTGACTGTTGACAGGATCTCGTCGGCCGGCCGGGCCGGCTGTCACCATTCTAGATTTCCTGCGTTGAAACCACCACGGCGTGCGAATCTCGAAGCTCGGCCACGCCATACAGCACGTCGATGGTCACCTGCACGCCCAGGTAGTCCGCGCTGTAGCTGATGGTCACGCGCAGGCCGATGCCGTCCTCCGACATGGTGGTCTGCACCACGCCGGCGCCATCCGGAGCCGGGGGCAGCGGCCGCGTGACGAACACCATCGCGTTGCGCTGGAAAAACAGGTTCTTGGCCTGCCCGGCGGCCACGTTGACCATCTGGTCCATGAACAGATCGAAGCCCATGAACTGGCCCAGGAAGGACGAAGCCGCGGCCCGGCCCAGCGCCTCGGCATAGTCGCGGTTGATGATCCGCTCTATGCCCAGCGCCTCGAATTGGGCGTCCTCGTGCAGCACTGCGTAGCGCTGCGCCTGCGGCGCTTTGGCCGCGTTCAGCAGCCGCTGCGCCTCGCGGAAGTGCTCTTCGGTGAGGCCCGTGGTGGCGTCTGCGGTCTGGGAAAACCCTGAGTACAGTCCCGCCAGGTCGTCGTCGATCTGCTCGGCCAGGTGCGCCATGGCGTCTGAGGCATATACGTTCAGCCAGTCGGCGCGCGCCAGCGCGCGGGCGATGTCCTCGATCAAGAACGAGACTTCCTTGTGTTTGTTGAGCGTCACAGTCGCGCTGGTGGCGGTCGGGGTCTGGAGCGTCACGACGGCGTTGCCGGCCTTGTCGTTGACGGAAAGCGTGCCACCGATGGGGACGGTGACAGTCTGGCCGAAACTGGCTACTTCGTCGTCATAGTCGCGGTTGACCAGGCGCGCCAGCACGGTGTTGGCCCTGAGATAGCCGAGCGCCTGGGCCGCGACGATAGTCGCGATGTTGACGCTCAGCTCGGTCGTTCGGATGTTTGCCATTTTGAATCTCCTCGTGTTTGAATTAGATTTGAGAGCCCCATTCGAGATTAACGTGCAACGACACGAGGAGCTTACGCTCTGCGTGGTGACAGGGATGCCGGCGATCTGCGTGCTTCAGCCGGCCATTTTGTCACCATTACGACGAAGCCGAGAGCACCTCGTCGACCGACTTGCCTTCCATCGCCTTGCGGACCTGCTCGGCTGTCATGCCCGACAGGTCAAGCGGCTTGGCCGCTCCGCCCCTGCCGGCCGGCGGCACGCCGGGGCCGGACGCGGGCTTCAGGAAGGCGAGCAGCGCGTCGGCGTCCTTTTCGAGTGCCTCGGGCGTATCGCCCTGCAAGCGGCCCGCCAGGTCAGTCGGGATGCCCTTGCGGGCGGCGATTTCGAGGCGCGTGCGTGCCAGGCGTTCCACCTTCAATTCCTCTTCGCGCTGTTTGGCCAGCTTCTCCCACTCGCCTTTCTCCTGAGCCTCTTTGTCAGTCTGCGCCTTTTTGTCGGCCTCCAACTTGCCCATCTGCGTTTGCAGCTTTTTTAGCGCGTCGTTGACCTCCTTGAAGCGTTCGTAAGGCACCGGACCGGGCGGTGGCTCCGGCGGCGTTGCGGCGGGCGGTGGTGTAGCCGGCGGCGTGGGCGGCGCGGCGGGGTCAGCGGCCGGCGGCGGTGTTGGGTTTGGAACTGTCATGCTTTTCTCCCTTCGTTTTTTACGTGTCCGACACGGGGATCAATGGATAAACTAAATGATGCATTATCTACTCGCCATCTCTGCCCTGGCCTGCGCTCTGAGTTCCTTCGTCGGCAAAGCGACCTCCTCAAGCTCGGGCAGGTAAATCGCAACGTCCGTCCTACAGTTCCAGTGGAACGGCTCGCGCTGCATGTAGTCGGCGAAGCGCGGCGTACCGGTCAGGTGAAACGGGTCGTTGAGCGCCTGCACCTGGCCGTGCACTTGCAGGCAGCAATCGGTGGTGTCCATGTCGATGGTGGCCAGGGCCTGCTTTTGCCATGCTCGCGCGCTCCGCTCGTTGCCGGCAATGTAATCGACGGCCAGGAGTCCGGCGCCCACGCTGACCAACAGCCGGTCGGAGAAGAGCGCCGCGTCGTTCATGCCCACGCGCCAGGCGGACGCGCGGCCGCTGCTCAAGGGCAGCGCGAAGAGCTGCGCGGCGGCGGCGGCTTCGTCCTCCTGCGCGGCGCGCAGGCGGTCCACGCCGGCCAGGAGCTGCGCGCGCAGGATGGCCACCCACTGCGGCGTTTCGGCCAATGTCGCCAGGAGCGCCGCGCGCTGCGTACTGGTCATCATGTGCAGCGTGTCGTAATCCGGCGTGCTGGGGTCCACCCGGCGCACCAAATCGAATTGCCTGCGCGCATAATCCGCCGTGGCGTCGTCCAGGCCGTCGCGGTAGGGGCGGCTGAGCCCGGCCACCTCGCGGCCCAGCGCATCGAGCTCGCGTTCAATCGCGCGCTTGAGGGCGTAGGCGTCGCCCCCCCACAGGCTCAGCAGCTCGTCAACTAGCGCGCGCCGCGCGCCTTCTGCGGCGGCGGCAATGGCGGCCACGTAGCCGGCGACCAAGCGGTCGAGGTTGCGGGTGTAACGCTTGCCGGGGGCCGGGTCAGGCATGCTTCATCGCCTCCGCCGTGTAGCACTCGTGGTGATAAATCCCCGACTCACTATTGAACCAACGCGGGCCGGACCCATTCCACGAGTTTGTTACCGGCGCGTAACCCCATGGAAAGCGCCGGCTGCATTTGGCGCACCGACTAAATAGCCAGCGTTTCAGCGCCTGGAGGGGATGAATCTGGATGTGCCAATGCCAGACGTGCCAGCGCGGGTGTTTCCACCAGGGCCGCCCCAGTTTAGCGCGCCAGTGCCACCACATAAAATCAACAGCCCGTTGCGCCTCCTGGGGCAACCGCTCGTATGCATCGATCACGGCAGGATACCAGCCGGATTCGCGTGTTCGGTGCATTCCAAACCAGTCACACGAATCGTCGCTGCCATCCGTCTCCGGGTCAACGTGCCAGATCGTCACGAGGGGAGGATGGTATCTACGTTCCCCGATACTCGGCTGCGAAAACGGTGACCGGATTTGAAAAGCCTGGGTCATAGGGTCATGCATTAGCGCCCTCCACTGCCGGTTCACGGCCGTTCATCCCCGCGAGACTTTGAGGCCCACTGCGCGCCGCGCCGGCGCCCATATCCAACGCCTTCTCCCTGTCCAGCGCGATTTGTTGCAGCTCCAGGCTCATCGCCGTCTGAGGATCGAGCGGCAGTACCGGCCGCTCCGCGTCGAAAGTCAGCGCTTCGTCGTCCAGGATGCCGATGTCTCCGATGCTCATACTGGCCGCCGCCCGGGCAGCCATGCGCAGCGCGTCGGCCAGGCCGTGGTCGTAGTTCGGCCGGCAGCGCTTGATCTTCAAAACGAGTTCCATGAGCTGCAATTCCAGGGTGGCCGTGGCGATCTGGTCTTTCTTGCGCAGCTCGTCAAAGGCCAACTCAGGTAAAGCGCCGTGTACCTGGTCGCGGATCTCGCGGATAAATTCGAGCACGCCCGCGATGTCCACCCCGGCCACGAGCGGCGTGACTTTCGCATTGGCGTCGGGCAGATACCACACGTTGTCTCCGCTTTTCACCAGGTCCGAGGCCTCGGAGCCGCTGACCACCCACTGCGGTTCGGCATGCTTGGCGATGATGTCGGCCAGGTAAGAGGCAAGCTGGTTGACCTCATCCAGCAGGGGAATCGCCTGTTGATAGGTGCATTCGCCGAACGCCTCGCCGGTGCGCTTGTGCTCGGCCTCGACGAAGGGCACGAAGCCTAATTCGTTCTTGTAGGCGGCTTCCCGCCCGCCGAACGCGGAAGGCTGGCCATCGCGGAACGTGCGCACGGTCTCGGCGGCGATCACCTCCGCATATTCGTATTCGGCGCCGCCTGAATCCGCCTTGCGTTCCACGTAGATGGCCATGCTCGCGGTGGTATCGTAATCGCCGGCCTCCACGAGCATGAAACAGGTCGGCTTGAGCGGCTTAATCTGGACGATCCGTGAGTCCCGCAGGTCTGAGACTTTCAACCCCACCACGCCGTACTGCGCGCCGTAATGGATGTAGAGCACGCCGTCACGCGCCCAATCCGACCAGTCAAACACGGTATCAATCGCCGGCTGCCACGTGTCGGGCGCATCCTCTGCGAGCGCCCAGCCGCCGGGGATGATACCGGCGTCCACGTCCACGGCGCGGGCTAAACCCAAGTAGAGCGGCTTGATGCCCTTATACAATCTCGGCCAGAGCCAGCCGAGCTGCTGCTTCATCTTGCCGTACACCGAGCCGTCGTAGTAGGCGCGCCGGCGCGTGAGTTCCTTCAAGCGCGCCTGCCAGGCCCTGGCCAGCGGCTTAAATTCGTCGGTGTCGAAGAGGCTGTTAATTGAGTCCATCTAGCATTGCCTCTACCTCTGCCACGCTGCGGGATGCCTTCGGCGCCTTGTCCCTGGCTCGTGGTACAGCGTACCAGTCCACTTGCCCGCTGCGCATCGCCTTGCGCCAGGCGGCCATCACCCCGTAACGCGCGCTGTCCGCCGCGTCGTCGCCGCCATTGCCGTCGTCGTCCACATCGACCTTCAAAACATCTTCCGGCCGGTGCGGATCGTGCTCCAGCATGGGCAGCGTCTCGATCAAGAGCGGGCAGGTGTCGAAGATGAGCCAGCGCGGCGTGATCCCCGCTTCTACGTCGCCCAGCCTGGCCAGCAGCTCCGCCCAGCCGTTGATGCGGTCTGAGTTGGCCGCCTTGAGCTTGAAGCCGGCTTTCTTGTACTTGTCGGCCACGGTTGGGCCATCGTCGCGGTGCGCGAACACGTCGGCGCCGGCCACGAAGGCGTACAGCCGCGCCGGGCTGATGCCCCAGCGGTCGAGCATGGCCTTGACGGCCTCGGCGTGCTGAGCTACCTGCCACCTGCTGGCGGCGTGTTCGTCGATGGTGTAGATCGTCCCGTCGCCGTCGGCGGCGTGCAGGTGCACCACGGTCGGGTGGACGAAGCCGTAATCCATCGAAGCCCACACGCGCCATTCTTTGGGAATCACGAAAGGCGCGCGGACGTGCACGTCGTGACGGAACGTAGAGAAAAACTGGCCGGCTGAAATGTCCCAGTCGCCGTAACGCCAGGCGCGCAGGAGCCAGCCGGTCAGGCGTCCCAGGCGGCGCTTGTATTCCGGGTTGACGAAAGCATTGTCGTCTACCGTGGCCTGCACGAAGGCGGTGATGGTGGCCAGGCCAGCGCGGGCGGGCATGATAAACATCTTCTTGTACCAGGCGTGCCCGATGCCGCCGGGGTTGGTGGTGGTGTAGATGCGCGGCCGCCAGCCGGTTTTGGAGCTGCGGTTGACGGATTGGATCGCCTCATATTTGCGCCAGGAGAGCGTGGTAGCCTCTTCGACGCCGATCACGTCGTATTCCAGGCCGAGATAGTTGTCCACGTCTCGTTCGTCTTTGAAGTGGCCCAGGACGATCCTTGACCCGTTGGGGAAGGTCAGCACGCCGTCGCTGCGCAAATAGTCGTGAGGCACGCGCGAAAGCAATCGGGGCCGCATGTCTTCGAATGATTCGCGGACCGCCTTACCCACGCGGCGCAAGATGAGCCCCTTCAACCCTGGGTGCCTTTGGCAATCGTCGATGGCCATCTGCGCCAGCATCCAATGCGACTTGCCGCCGCCGCGCGCTCCGCCGTAGCCCAGCTCCTCGGGCGCGCCAGATGCGTCCATGCGCCTGGCTATGCTGCTTGCTTTGAGCTGTTTGGGCTGCAAGACGACGCCCGCGCGCAAGAATAGCTCCAACTGGTCTTGCGGGCAGCCGGCGGCGTGGGCGGCGCGGGCGTAGGGCTCAATCGTCCCTTCGAGCCCTCGGGATTTCATCATCTTCATACACCTGTGCGATAGCCCGCTTCAAGACTTCTGATAATGGCTCCAACTGCGGCGCGTCCACTTCAATCTTGCTCTTAGGCGGCCCGTCGATGTGCTGGTAAATGAATTTCACAATGCCTGCCCAATCGTCTACGTCGTCAATCGCCAAAAAATGCTTGTTGGGAAATGTCACCTTGCCGGTCGTGACGGCCTCCCACAGCATGCGCGCTATAAGCTGCCGGCCCGATACGCGCTTACCCCCTACGTCTGTCGTGTGGCCCCCGGCGCGCTCCAGGATGGCGGTTAAGGCCCTTTCCTTTTTGGGCCTGCCGTTGGGGTTGCCGCTCTGTCCTGGCTGCCAGGTTGTGCCACTTTTTGCCATCGCCCTGTTATGGCCCTGTTATACAGGGCTAATTGGTGACTCCTGCAGGGCGCCGGCGGCGCCGTTGTGTCACCAATGGTGACAGGCTGGCCCCGAGCTCGATCCGGATCTGGCCCCACCCAGTCACCATCAATACGTCCTAATCACAAGCGCCGACAAAAGCACCAGCCCAGCCAGCGCCGCGTCGTGTAGCAGGAAATAGACCAGCCAGGCGATGCCCAACAGGATCAACGCCGCCACATATCCGAATTTCATTAGTTACCCTCCGTTAATGCCCGGCTTGCCGCGTCCGGGCGTGGTAGCCCCTCTGTGTTCGCATTCAGGGCCGCAGCCCCTATAGCTCCAAGGTAACGTAACGCCTTGGACTCCACCGCTACTCCCCGTCCATTCATCGATTCAAGTTGCTCCGTTGATCGGCCCATCCGGGCACGGCTCCCCCTCTTGCTCAGCCTCCATGCCCACCAGCGCCTCGGGCGTGATGCCCGTCTGTAGCCGGCTGATGCGCACCACCGGGAATGGCCCTTCGACGATCACGACCAGCCTGGCCCATGGCGTGCCCGCGTGATGCACGCTGAGCACGTCGCCGACCCGCACCTGCGGTGTGGGCAGGTGTGCACACGGTCGAGTCGCCATTCAGCACAGCCAATCCCAACTTGACGGCCAGGATGGTGATCACCCCGCGTAACCACAAACGAGGCACCGGGTCACATTGCTGGCCTCATTCAAAATGTACGCCGGCTCATGACAGGCTGGGCACGTTTCCCGCACGATACGGGCGACGGTGCATGGTTCGCAATCGGTGAACGGCGTGAACCATAGCAAGCGCCCGCAAAGATAGCAGCGGTGAACGGCGTAGCGTAGCCAGAATTTCAATTCCTCGACGAAGGTAAGTTTCACGCCATCGGGTGCCATTTCGTCCCCCCATCGCATCCCCAGCCGCGCCAGCGCAACCATAGCCGCTCTAACCAGGCCCACGGTGAGAAGGGCAGGCGGATCACCACCCGCCGCCTGGCACGCAGAGAGAGAAGGTATTCGAGCGTCGGCCCGGGCGGCCGCCATCTCGGCGGTAGGCTTGCCTGAAGTCCTCTGAAGGGTCACTCATGCGCGCGCCTCGCGTTGGCTGAATGCCGTTCGTGGCTCCATTTGATGATCTTGATAATGGCTGCCTCTTCGACACGGTACATATCCTCTCCCGCTTTAATCCAGTAACCGCCGTTGTTCTTGGCTTGCACAGCGCCTTCCATTTCAGCGCCGGACCATAAGAACGTCACGAGTTCACCCAGGTATGCCTTCATGTCCGTTACATGCCCACCTGCACAGCGCCTCCCGCGTCTCGGCCTTGACCTGGCCGATTGCATCGCGCATGACGTGTTCGTCGAGGTTGTCCAGGAAAACGATGGCGGCCGTCACGTCGGTACGCGCCAGCTCGCGCCAATTGGGAGGCATGGCCAGCGTGCGCGAATTGCGCAATTTCTCAATGGTAGCCTGGACATTGGCTCGCTCGTTGCCTACCTGCTCGACGATGCGCTCGACGGCACTCAGGTTGATGGCCGCCTTCTCCAAGGTATCGCGCACCTCGGCCACCTGGTGAATGCCATGCTGGACGACCACCAATTTGAGCGCGGTGTCCTCCAGGCCGTCGCGGATTTGCTCCATTTGTACCTGGAGACTGGCGAGGCGCTCAGAGGCGAGGTCCATGATTGGTTTTGACCGTTTCAATGTTTCTCTGTCCCTTCGACACCAAAAGCCACTAATAAGACGATCCGCTCTTCGAGTGATTTATAGTTGTCAGCCAGGCGGGCCACTTCCATGCCGGTGATGTGTTGCCTAGCTTTGCCGTCGGCCAGCTCGCGGCTGGCGGTCAACCAGCGCGCTTCGATGTCTTGCAATTCGGTATGCAGCTTCTTGAATTCCTCAGCCGCGTCCTTGATCACAAACGCGATCAAGGTGTCATTCTGTTTGACGAGCTGCGCTTGTAGGTTGACCACCTGGGAGATAACCGCCTTTTCGTCATCTCGCTCACTCAAGACCAGCTCGGTTTGCAGTTCGCGCCGGGCGGCCCGGTCGCTCGCCTCCTGGGTAGCTTTCGCCTTTTCACGCTCGATATAATTCTCTACCAGGCGCGGCAAAATGAGCCTGAACGTCGCCCATACACTGGAAATCGACGTGAGCGCCACAGCTACCAAAAGCCCATATTCACGCAGAGCATCAGCAAATGTCATTTAACTCCTTTACCCCCATCGCCCGCTGGGGGAACAGGCCGATGGGGGCTAACAAAGGAGGGGAGATGTGGCGTTAGAAGCGATTGAGCCGCCGCGTATGATACAGCGTACCGGTCCCGCCGGCGACGAAGCCGGCCACCAGGGCCGGCCACCAGGTGCCGCGCAGATCTGCCCACGCGCCCCATTCGCCGGTGGCCACCGCCAGCGCCGTGGCCATGAGCGGGACCGCCAGCGATAAGCCAAAAAATACCAGCCGCTTCCACTTGGGAAGGAGCTGGTCGTAGGCCGGCCAGTATTCGACGCCGACGGAGATCACGACGCCGACGATCACGGCGATCCCCGGCGACGCCGCGTATCTCAGAAAATCGCCCCAACTCATAATGATGGCCTCCTTAAGAGCCTTCTTAGGCCCCCTATGGGCAATAAAAAAGCCCGCCTCTCGAGGCGGGGCACTCTGCGCGGCCTCAATTTGGCGGGCGGGATTCCTGTCGGCGAAGTCCCGACGGCTCGAAGGGACTTCGCCGGGGAGCGGGGCGCTTACGTGCGCGCGGCTCCCAGCGGGGAATGCGACCCTACGTATTGATTTGGTAACGCTTCTCGATCCACCGGACGATCATGAGAAGCGCCCGGTGGAGGATGAGCATGAACTCTCGCAGATCAGCATTATCGTCCATGCCTTATTATACTAACATAAAAGGGGTAATTGTCAATATGGCAGGGGTACTAGCCACCACGGGGGAATGGTGACACAACGAGCGGCCGGCCGGCGACCGGGTGTCACCACGGAATAAAGTCGCTGGCCGTGGCTGCCAGGTCCAGCTCCAGGTTTAGGTACGCCTGGGTGGTTGCGATGCTGGCGTGGCCCAAGAGGCGTGAGATCTGCGTGATGGGCACGCCGGCCTCGAAGCCGAGCTGCGCGTAGGTGCGGCGCAGGTCGTGCGGGGCAAGCTCGGGCTTGCCGATCCCTTTGCCGTAGCGCTGCACCAGTTGGAAGAGGCCCACGGCGCTCATGCTCGCGCCAATGGCTCTCTCCCCTACGGGGGTCGCCGCGCGGGAAAGCGAGCGCACGATCTTGCCTCTTGTGCCCACGTGGCGCCCCCAGGCGTCCAGGTGGCCGGCCAGGGTATCGGAGATGGGCACCTCGCGCGTCTTTGAGCCCTTGCCCTTGACCACCAGCACGGCGCGCATCTTGTCGCCGTACGGCTTATAGCTCAGGTCCTCGAAGGTGATGCTGACCGCCTCCTCACGCCGCAGACCGGCCGCCACCAAGAGCCCTAAGGCGGCCCGGTCGCGGTCGCCCTCGATGCCGGTCGGGACCAGGGTCAACAGCTTGCGCACCTGGCGCGCCGACAGCCAGGTGTGCGATTTGACGCCTCGGGATTTGTGCGCCTCGAAGCTATCCTTGAGGGCCGCCAGGCGGTGCAGGGTGGCGTCCACGGCGGCTATTGTTTCGGGCGTGGCAGAACTGCGCACGACCATGGCCAGCCGGTCGGCCCACTTGCCGACGGCGGCTTTCAGCATGCGCCGGTGGCCGGGCGTTTGCTTTGATGCGTAGGCGGCCAGGGCCAGCGGATCGGCCAGATCGCCACCTCGGTCGAGGTAAGCGCGCAGCACGCTCAGGTATTTGGCTTTGGTGGAAGAGCTGAGCGCCGCCTGTTCGATCAAGGCCAGCGGGTCCGGCAGACCATCCGTCTTAAGCAGTGCGAGCATTGCGTTCCCCGACTGAAAGGAGTACTTGCGGAAATACCGCTTTCCGTAACTACCCAAAAAGAGCGAAACCGCACACCTGGGCCTGCGCCGCCCTGGCCTGCGTGCCTCCGGCAGGGCAGGCAGGTGCGGGCCTGCAATGTGGGTTCGCTGTTTCAATCTACTAATCGCCGTCGTCCCAAATCAGCTTCATGCCGGATCACCTCCCTTCGCTTGCTCATCTAGCGCCTGCCACTCGGCCAGGGCGCGTCTTAGCGCAATCACTGCCGGCTCATCTGCCAGGAATTGGGGAACGCTCCACGAGGCGTCATATCCCGCCGCTTCATGCAGCAGGTCTATCACGCTGGCGGCCAGCCACTCGGCGGCGGCCAGGCGGCGCGCTATCTCGGCGTAGTAGCGCCCGGCGTCGGGCACGTCCGACATAGCCAGGTCTAGTAGGTCAATGTTGTTAACCTTGGTGACGTTCATGCTTCCCTCCTGATGATTGTGGCCCGCCCCGGCCTCCCTCCGGTCGCCGCGCGGGCCGTGGTGACAGCCGGCCGGCGATATCCGGACTCGCCTGTCCTCAGTATCCCGAGACCTTGAGTGCCCGCGCGGCGGCCAGCCGTTCCCGCAAGCCGGGCAGCGTCGAGAGCGTGCGCCAGCTCGACACCGCAATCCCGGCCTCCTCTGCTGACCACCCGCCCACCAGCAGCGCGGAGAGCGCTTGCGCGCTGTCGATCTCGCCGGCCAGGAAGAGGCGGCGCGTTTCGTTATACACGTCGTAGCGCGTTTTCTGCTCAGCGGTCATGCTCGTCTCCCTTGGCTGCGAGCGCCGCGAAACACGGCGCCGCCAGCGGACACCTATTCTGGCAAACCCAGCTCTCGGGCAGCTCCTCCCCATAGCCGGGGCAGTCGCCTGGCTCGGTCACCGGCCGGCGCGGGCCGCCCAGGGCGGCCAACAGGGTGAATGCCTGAGAAAAGTCTTGCGCGTTGGGGTGCTTCTTTTATGTCTTTGTTACTGTCATGGTACACTGGTCTCCTTGAGGTTGTAGGCGGCTTGTGCCGCCGAAAGAGGCCCCCCTGAGACTTTTGCGGGTTGCAGGGGGGCCGTTCGTTTCTAGAAGGGCGGCTCTTGCACGTCGCACGCCGGGCACCTGTCCCGCGAGGCTGATACCCACGCGCCGCAATTCCAGCATTGCTCTAGTGGCCGAAACTCCTCACACTTACAAAACGTATCTTGCTCTACCACGTAGCAACAACCGCCGCGCTGTAGATGCCATTCGCGGATGTGCCCACATTCGCAGGGCGTGCGCTTCACTATGTCCAGTTGATCGGCGATGTAGGCTAGAATGTCCATTTATTTCCCCTCCAAAAACTTCCTAACCCCGGCGCTCACGTTCCCCGCCGGGAGACCCTTCGCCTCGAATGCCGCCACCGCGGCCACCAGCGCGTCGATCGGCGCTTCCCATCGGTTCTCCTTCGCGTTGAAGCGAAAGGCGGGCAGGTTCGCGCGGATCCACGCCGCGACGGTGACCTGGTGCCGCTTGCCGCCGTACACTGGCCGCAGGATGACGGCCAGTGTCGCGGTCCTGGCCAGGCGTGGGCTCAGGTCCATCGCTCGCAGCGCGGCCCGGGCGCGGCCGGCGGCGACTGCTTTGGCGGCTTCGGGGGATAGGCCGTAGTACATGCTCAAAATCCCTTATCCCTTCCAGGGCTCAATCTGCTTAGCCAGTGAGTGAACAAAATCTGTCGGCCAATCAGCCAGCCACATCAATATTTCGACTCGCGTAGTGACCAACTGGCTGCCCAAAACGCCAGTCAAAAACTCAACGGGGACTATATGATTGACCAATTTCACACAGCAATGGCCTATCTCCAGGTGGATACGGCCATCAGGCAAGGGTGTGATCTGGATGTAATCCCCGCCGTTGTTTCCCTCCAGGTATAGAGAGCCATCGGGCTGAATATACGCCTGGCTGGACAGCTTTTTTGTTTTCTTACTCATGCTCGTCTCTCCTATGGAGGGGGCCGCGCGGGCCGGCCCCCGGTCGCCGAATGGCTCGAAGGGACGCGGCGCCAACACCCTACTCGACGTTGAACGGGACTTCTTCCGGCTCGGTGTAATCCTTGAACGTCACCAGCCGCGCGTACAACGTCCCGTTTTCATCCTGCCCGGTGGCCCTGGAGAACCATACCGCCTTGCCGAACTTGCCGGCGCCGCTGCGCCTCTGCCAGATGCGCCCGCCCCATTCGACGACCGTCACGCCCTGGCGGTCTTGCGCCTTCACGACCGCCCCGAGCTTGCCCCAGTCGAAGCCGGCGTACTCGGCCAGCGCGTAGCGGAAATCGGGCGATTCGTCTTGCGAGGTGGGCCGGTAGCCCTTCTTGACCAGGGCCGCTTCCATCTGAGGCAGGAAGGTCACCAGGTCGGCGACCTTCTCATGCTCGGGGGTCTCGAAGGTCACTGCAAATCCGAGGGGGCTGATGGTTTCAATCTTGGCTTTCATCGTCTATCTCCTGGCAATTTAATGAGTGCTACTATTTTAGGGCTATCGGCTTACTTCCGCCGCCACCTTGCGCTCCAACCAGCAAGCGATCTGATGCTTGCAGGCCGGCCGCCCGTTCACCTTCGGCGCGCCGTTCTGCGCGTCGCCGCAGTTGCAGCGGCCGTTGACGTGGTACGTGTGGCCCGGCCTCGTCTGGCTGCGCACCGTCGCCTCGGCGCCGTCCAGTTGCACCGCGCCGGCCTTGACCAGACACAGAGCGCGCTCCAAGCGGCCGTTGACCGCCTCGGGCAGCGCCGCTTGCGCCTGGCGGTAGGCCGCCCACAGCGCCGCTTCGCGCGTCCGAAGCGTGCGCCTGAAGGCGCGCACCTGGTGGCCGTAAGCCTGCCAATCGCGAACCCAGGTGTAGCACCCGGTCCGCTCGTTGTACTGGCCGACGGTGGCCAGCGTGCTCGTGATCGCGCCGTGCGTGATGGCCAGCACCAGGCGATCCTCTCCGGGCATGGTCTCGGCCTGGCGGATCACCGCGCCGCCGCCGATGGCGAGCTCCGCGCCGTCCGGCCACAGCTCGGGATCGGCGTTTCCCTTGACGGTCTCGATGGCCTCGGTCATCACGGCTACCCAAAACTCGTGATCGAGCGCGCCGGGCGCCTGGGCCAGCTCGTCAAGCTGGTGCGCGCGGTCGGAGGCTTCTGCGCACTCGTTTGCCATTTCCTGCTGATGAAAGTATGATGTGATCATTCAGGTACGCTCCTTCTGTTTTGCCCGTCTCGAGGTCGTGAGCCTCGGGGCGGGTTTTATTTTGCGGTGAGGCTGGCCAGGTACGCGGCCATGATCTCGTCTTCGGTGGTGGTGGCCAGCTTGCCGGCGACGTCCTGGCGGGCGAGAAATTCGGCCGCCTTTTTGTAGTCTTTCATCTCGGGCCGCTGGCCGGTCTGCTGCTCTTGGCCTCGGATGAGTTGCGTCATTAGCTTGAAGATCATCGGGGGCTCCTTTATGAGTGCTGTCCTATTACACGTACACTATAACCGATTATACGTAATTTGTCAACCCTTTTTGACCGCTTACAACCTTAAAACTTCCGCATAGTAGCCAATTACGCACCCCAAAGGGGTTGACTTTGTACGTGTAATCGAATATACTGAGGGCAGTTATCAGCGTTAGCAATCCAAGGAGGGTATGGTGGTCATGGTCAAGAGCGAGCTTTTTGGATTGTGGTCTCAGAAGGAACAGCATGAGGGCCGCCGCATCACCGTCGAAGAGGTCGCCGAGGCAACCGGTCTCGACCGGAAGACAATTTCGGGGCTTCTAAGAGGCGATACCGCGCGATTTGATGCCGACGTTCTGGCGAAAATGTGCGCGTACTTCGGGGTGAGCGAGGGTGATCCGGTCCCGTTCCTGCGGGTCCGCTACCAGGAAGTCGCATAAACGCAGAAGACCTCCCCACCGGAATGGGAAGGCCCTCTGCGTTTTTGTGCTTGTGACCACCTCGCGATGGCCCAAACACGGATTACCCGCCCCTCTCCCCCGTCCTAGCAGACCTGGAGAGGAGGCGTACAACAACCACCTGTGTACACAGGCGGGAGCCGCCTTAATTATGGTAAATCTTCACACGCCCGCCCATTCCCGTCGGCATCCAGGTGATGCCGGTCGCTCCCCGGCCCGCCGGCCGCCTCATAGAACGCTTGCGCCTCGTGTTGGAAGGAAAAGTCGGTGCAATTGCGGTCCTCACCGAACGGATCGAAGGCGCCGGTGTAGGTGGACGTTGCGCGCGGCTCGGTCGGCAGAGCTGGCGCTGTGGGTGGTCGTGTGGGCGTCACTGGAATGACCGTCGGCGTGGCGAGCATGACCGTCGCGGGTGCAAGCGGCGCCGGCCCAGGCGTGAGCGTCCCGCCGCAGGCGAGCGCGGCGGCCAGGGTGAGAATGGTGAGCATGACAAAGCGTGATTTCATCTTTACTCAGGTATCAATGGGCAGGGCCCATAGATAATAGCCTGCCGAGCCAGCGGTAACGAGTGGGCTTTTATGCTAGGCTGGCCACCAAGCCCCCACTGGCAGGCACAATGTCCGGTGGAGGGTAGTAGACTAAACAGCCAGATACCACGATGCAGGTGTGGCGCACCAATAACACGCGCAGAGTCGCACGCGAGGCACGGTAGTTGAAAGCTGGCCCCTCCACCAAATAAAAACAGCGGCCCCCCTTCGTTGAGTCCTTGATTTTCAGTCAAGTGCTCTACCAGACTGAGCTACCTCGGCGAAGGGGACCGCGTAGGCGGTCCTTTTTTATTTGATTGTGGCGAGAGTATAGCATGACATTCAAGCAACGCCAAATTTCACACGTCATCCCCAGGAGCATGAGCCAGGTGCATGAGTCGCCGTTCCTCATCTGCCTCGCGGCCGTAACGCCGGATGGTGAACGCCACGTCGGAATGTCCGGCCTGCCTGGCCACGTCGCCGGGGTTGACGCCCTTGCGCAACATGTGGACCACGTACGAATGCCTGAGATCGTGCACGCGAAACAGC